CGCCGAGGCCATCGCCGCCCTGACCGCCGCCGCCGAGGCCCTCGCGGCCCGGGGCGACGGGTGAAGGTCACCCGCGACATCGCCGGGATCGACCGCAAGCCGACCGCGGCGATGGCCAGCAATGCGCGCCTCGGCCTTCGCCTGCGCGAAGAGCACGGCCGGGGCGGGACCGCCGTCGGTGTCGCGCGCGCCCGGGACATCGCCAACCGCGCGAACCTGTCCGACCGCACGATCCTGCGGATGCACTCCTTCTTCGCCCGCCACGGCGCGCAACAGACCGCCGCGGGCTGGGAAGACCGCTCCGACCCGTCCGCGCAGTGGATCGCATGGCTGCTCTGGGGCGGCGACTCCGGCCGGCGCTGGGCGCGCACCCGCCGGGATGCCATCATGGCCGCGCGCAAGCCGAAGCGCCGCGCAGCCCGCCGCGCCCCGGTCACCCGCGCCGCCGGCAAGCTGCCGCGCCTGACCATCGCCCGGTCGCGCCGCTTGGTCAGCAAGGCTCGCCGCACCCAAGAGCGCATGGTTCTTCGCGCATGGTCCGGGGCCCTGCGCTCTCAGCGGGACCGCCTCATCGCACGCCTCGGGGCTATTGACGCGGCCCGGGGTGTACGCGCCGGCCTATTGACGCCTACCGGGACCGCCCCGGTGCGCCGGGTGCTCATCGCCGATGACGTCGCCGCGCTGTTCAGCGTCGCAGCCGAGGCCCTGACCATCGCCGAGGCTGTGACCAACGTCATCGGGGCGACTGTGCAGGTCGGATGGGGGCTCTTCAAGGCATGGCTGACCGCCCCGGATGGCCGCGGCATCGCTTGGGAGCCGACCCTGACCCCGACGCCCGGCCTGTTGGCTGAGCAGGTCACCCGCGTCAACGAGACAACCAAGCGCCAGATCGAGGCCGAAGTCATCGCCGGCATCACCGCTGGCGAGTCCATCGGCGACATCCAAGAGCGCGTCCGGTCGTCGCAAGCCTTCAGCGCCGCGCGGGCTCTGACCATCGCCCGCACCGAAACCAACCGCGCCCTGCAGGCCGGGACCGACTTGGCCTATGGGCAGGCGGCCAACCTCGGCATCGACTTCGAGGTCGAATGGGTGCGCGCCCCCCTTCCTGTTGAGCCGGACCGCTCCCATCGCCGCTGTCATGGTCAACGTGTTGCACCCGGGGGCATGTTCGTGATACCGTCGGGTCAAGACGTAGGGGCCCGAGCCCCGTCCCCCGGCGGCTTCGGCATCGCCCGCCAAGACATCAACTGCCGGTGTGCGACCCGGCCTGTCTTCAAGGACTGACCACCATGCTGTGCGCCCCGGTCATCGCTACCCCTGCAAGCGTGCGCCGCGCCTTCGTGGAGCGCCGCGCGGCCGGTGGCCTGCAGCCCGGCGAGATCGAGCCGGCGCCCCTGTTCCGGTCGGTCATGCTGCGCGCCCTGCCGATGGGTGACGAGAAGCCGGACACCAACGACGGCGAACCCCCGCGCTACCGCTTCGTCATGTCGATGAGCACGCCCGACGAGGCGTCGGACCTCGTCATGCAGGACTGGGACTTGACCCGGTTCAGCCAAAACCCCGTGGCCTTCTTCAATCACAACAGTTGGGGCCTCCCCATCGGTAAGTGGGTCGACCTGTCGGTGACCGACGTCGCCCCCGGTGTGAAGGCCCTGACCGGCGCTTTCGTCCCGTCCGACGCGACCGAGACCAGCCGCGCAGTCGCCCGGCAGCTTGCCGAGGGCGTCTTGAATGCCTGCTCTGTCGGCTTCATCCCCGGCAAGATGACCGACCGCAGCAAGTACCCCACCGACGACCCCCGCTGGGCCCAGCGCGGCTACGTCTATGAAGCGCCACGGCTGATGGAGTGCTCGATCGTCGGTACCCCGATGCACCCCGACGCGATTGCGCAGCGGTCCACCGACGACGCCGAGGCCCCCGCCCCGGCCGACGTGTCCGCAGAGACCCCCGCGCACGTCACCGAGGCAGAGGCCGCGCCGGCGGACGCCGATGCCGATGCGCTGGACCTCATCGAGCGGGCCCTTGCTGCCCTCTTCCCCGTCTCCACATCCTCCGTCTGACCCCTTCCCTCCGCGCCGGGCGGCCCTCCCGGTCATCCACCCAAAGGAGGCCACGATGGCCCAAGAGTCCGCAAACGTCCAGGCCAAGGTGCAGGAACTCGTCAACGAGTCCTTCGCCTCGGTCAAGCGCGACACCGAGCGCAGCCTCGGCGACCTGCGCACCGAGATCGCCAACCGCAGCGCCGACGTGGCGAAGCTCGACGCCGAGGTAGCCAAGCTCAAGGCCGCCGAGATCGTCGGTGGGCGCACCGTCAACGACGGCCCCGAGAGCGAGATCCGGCGCACCTTCGGCCGCGATGAAGATCTGCTCCTCCTCCCGACCCGTCGCACCTACACCATCGGCCGCCAGACCTACACCGAGTCGGTGAACGGCCTGCTGACCAGCCAGAAGACCTACGGCGAGGCGCACGCCGAGGTCAAGGATCTGTGGGACGCGATCATGATCCGGCTTGCGCTGAAGGGTGTCTCCTTCGAGCGCGCCTCCGGCGGCGAGATCCTGCGCGCCGTTCAGGAGCATGCCGGTGACTTCCTCGCCCGCATCGGCGACCGCCTCAAGCGCATGGGCCTCGTCTCCGACCCGGCCAAGCTGATCGAGCGCACCTTCGGTGTCGCGTCCGGCAGTGGCGCTGACTTCATCCCCTCCGAGGTGATGTCCCCCGAGCTCGTCCGCATCGCCAGTGCGGCGATCATGGACAGCCCGCTCAACCTCTTCGTGCAGAAGACGCTGAGCGCGCGCAACAACAAGAACCCGCTCCTGTCAGGCCGCCCCCGCCCCTACATCCAGGGCGAGGCCGTTGACGGCGACGCCGCGGCGTTCCTGCGGACTTCGATGTCGACCGGCACGTTCGAGTACAACGTCCGCAACCTCGCCGCCGCGATCCAGTACGACCGCAACGCCGACGCTGACAGCATCCTTGAGTACCTGCCCCTCCTGCGGATGACCCAGGCTGAGGCCATGCCTCTCGCGCTCTTCGACGCAGTGCTGAACGGCGACCGCACCGCGACGCACCAGGACAGCCTGAGCGCGTGGTCCCCCGAGGGCGTCTTCGGTCTGACCGCCCCGACCGGCGGCAGCGGCGTGGGTGGCAGCCTCGACCACCGCCGGTTGTTCTCGGGTCTGCGCTACCGTGCGATGACCATCGGCACCCGCGCCAAGTTGGACCTGTCCTCGTCCTTCACGTTGGCCAAGTTCCAGCAGATGCGCGGCAAGTTCAGCGGCGGCGTCGGGCTCAACAACGAGCGCGTGGCCCTCTTCGCCTCGTTCTCGGACATCCTGCAGCACATCAGCACGGACTCCAGCGTCATCACCGTCGAGAAGTACGGCCCGCTCGCGACCGTCGCGACCGGCGAGATCGCGAAGATCGGCGGCGTGCGCGTCATCCGGGCGTGGCCGCTTGGTCGCACCGGCGCGGAGACCGGCACCTTCCACACCGACGGCCTGCACAGCGCGACCACCGGCAACAACACGAAGTCGGGCATCGTGCTCGCTGACCTCGACCGGTTCCACTTCGGTCGCCGGCAGGACATGCGGATCGAGACCGACACCAACATCCTCAACGGCACCGGCGCCGTCGTCGCGACTGGTCGCTTCGCCTTCGAGTCGCCTGACCACGGCAACTCGGTCACCTCGTCCTCCACGGTCAACGTGGTGTACGGCTACAACCTCTGATCACCGCCACCGAAGCGAGGTGACCCATGATGTTCCGAGACAAGTACCCGCTCCCCAAGATCGGCAGCGCCGCCGCAGGCGCCAACGAGCCTGCGCGCTACGCGACCAACGTGCTGCCGTCGAAGCTGTTGGTGGAGAAAGTCATCTTCACCCCCGACGTCGCCGTGACCGCTGACGCCTCGAACAAGGGCACCCTGACGATCAAGATCGGCGCGACGACCATCGCCACGATGACCACGGACCTCGCGCAGGGCGACCTTGTGGCCGGCACGGTCTACGACATCCCCCTCACCGCATCGGGCGCTGACCTTGAGATCGACTCGCTCGAAACCGTCAGCGTGACGAAGACCTACGGCGGCACAGGCGCGGTGATGTCGGGCATGGTCGAGCTCCGCGTGTCGGACATCCGTAGCTGATGCCCCGCACCCCCGCCGACGCCCCCACGCCGGCGGGGGCCGCCCTGCCGGGCGCTGAGGCCCCTGCAGCCGCCCCCGCGGTCGCAGGCGGCCCGGCGCCCGGCCATCCCCTCCCGCGCGCCTACGCAGCCGCAGGCCGCTCCCCGGCCGGCCCCGCGTACCTCACGCGCCGACTGGTCACCGCCCCGGGCCCCCAGCGCGCCCCGGGCGACCCCGACGCCCCGGACGGCCCTGCCGAACCGACAGACCCGTATGGGGTGCCCCCGTGCCCGTGATCACCGCCGCCGCCGCGCGCCTGCAGATCCCCGGCCTGACCGGGACTGCGGAAGACACCAAGATCGAGACGCTGATCGACGTGGCCGACGCGATGATCGCCGCGGCGCTCTGCTCCGCGATGCCGGACAACGGCGCGCCGACGCTCGGGTCCACGACCTACACCCTGATCGAGCCCGAAGTGGTCGTCAGCGAGGACGGTTACACGCTGCTGGTGCGCGTTCCCAACATCACCGCCGTCACCTCGCTCCACGTCTCCACCTCGCGGGTCTGGGACGCCTCGACGCTGCGGGACAGCGCCGGCTACGTCCTCGACGCCCGCACGTCGATGATCGAGATCGACCCGGCATACCCGCCCCTGCCGCTGACCCGCCGGTCTGTGCGCGCAGTCGTGACCGCGGGATGGGCGACCCTCCCCGATGACCTCGCGCACGCCGTCGCGGTCCTCACGCGGCATCTCTTCGACCTGCGGCACGGCCAAGGCCGGACCTCTGTCAGCGAGGCTGGCATCTCCACGTCCCTGCGCCCCGAGACGATGCCGGATGCCGTGCGCCAGATGACCGCCC